GGCATAGTGACCCGTAGGATACGTAACCGAACCGTGAGGCAAGCCAGCAGAGTTAAGAAGCTGATCGGTTTCAAAAGCAAGTTCAGGCGGGATGTGGAGCGAAACGGGCGAAGCGCCGATCATAATACCACGATCATCCTTCATCTTATGGATAGCCGTAACTGCCGTTTCAATGGTAGAAACAGAAATTGCAGACGTACCAATTTTATTGCTTTGGTTGCCATCACCAATAGTCGGGTGACTATCAGAAATAAGAGCAACACCGTCACCACCAACATAGCTTGCTGAGAAAGCATTGTTGTAGGTGTTAGCAGCTTTTACTTGCTTGGTAGAAGCCATAGCACGAGCAAGACCTTTGGCACGTACTTTTGCAAACGTGTCATAAAGGTTGTCTTCCATCGCTTCTTCCGTAACCGCAAAAGCAAGGGCAACAGTCTCGTGCGTGTAGCGCGAGGTGTAGCTTTCTTGTGCGGAGTCATATTGAACGGCGGCACCTTCCGATTTGTTAGGAGCCTCACCGAACATCGTGAAGAGAACTTCTTCTTCAAATGCCCGATCCGAATTTTCTACCTCATAAAGAGGAAGATGTTCATCATCAACTGAACCATATTCAAGACCGAAGATTGCATTTAACCCAGGAAGAAGTTCTTTCGAGATATCAGAACGATTAATAGCCATTGTTTTTCTCCCTTAATTAAATTGGGCCAACCACGCAACCAACAACATCATACTGCTGATTACGAAGAATACGGCATTCTACCTGCGGAAATGCTCCCACTGAACCAGTGAAATCATTTTGAGGTGTGTCATAAAGTTGAATCGGGCGAACCATAGCCGTTGTTGCTTTACGCGAAGTGGCTTTGATACCAAATCCAGACTGACCAGTGAATGTGCTACCAGACCCTAGAGTAACGTCAAAGTTCATTGCCAAATCACCAATGGTTAAAGACGCATCAGCTTGAATGATGAAGGTCGAATTAGGATCATCATCAACAAAGGCATACGAAAGACTGTCATCTGAGGACACAGAAGCAGCAATATAACCAGACCAAACAGGTTGTTTGGAGGTTTTATCGACATAGCGAACACCCATAACTACACCTACGGCATAGTCGGTAGTCGTGGTAATTGGAGTGACATAGCCACCACTAAGTTTTACAAGATCACCAGTGAAGATTGCCGAAACATTGTTTTGAGCAATCTGGTAACGATTAAAACCAGTGGAGTTTGCTGCTCCACCACGCTTACGTGAAGGGTGAAAGCCGTTAAGATTTTTACTTTCCATTTGCTTTCTCCTTATTAAATAGTTTTTTTATTTTTAGAGAAACTAGTTAATGCTATAACTTTTAACTATCAAACTTAGGTTTATTTCCAACAGTAACTCTTGAATTACTATTATTACTTATAGGCATACGTCGATCTTGCATAGACATTAATCGTTGATCAACAGCTTCATTCATTTCTCTGTTCCTATCAAGTCCTTTTTGTTTCCGACTTGTATAAATATCCATAGGAATTTTTGCTAAAGCTACATCTCCGCGAATAATACAATTTTCAAATCGACCTTCTTGTTTACTATACCCATAACCAACAGTCATATCAGGTACTTCTTTGGCAGTTACGAACTCCCATCCCTCGTTAATTTTTTTACCGACTGCTTTATGGTCTTCATCACCATTGATGGTAATACGTAACCAGCCTAGTTTAAATCCCTGATCAAGAAATTCTGTTTCAATATAATTCGGAATATCTAACCAGTTTTCAGAATCTAAATAAACCCTTTGTTGTGCATCCCTTGTGTCAGCATTACGCGACTTTTTAGAGACTTCAGTTTCAGTAGTTACAGTTTCAGTTGTCATTAGTTTCTATCCTTTTCACGCACGTTTAGTTTCTATAGTTGTGTAGTTACCAGAAAGATTATCTACTTTCTTTTTCTCTGCGGCATATCTGTCAAGTGGAATCCCCCATTTTTTAGCAAGTTCTACATCCTTTTTGGATAATCTTACTTTATTCTTAGGAGAGGATTTACGTGAAGTTCCTGCTACCACTTGTGATGGTTTAGTCGTGTTATCCATCTCACGGTTAAATTTATGAGGTAGTTCTTGTTGAACCAACCTATCTATTTCATTATAGAACTCTTTTGTATTCGGATCATAGCCTTCATTTTTTAATTTTTGATCTACAGTTATAGCAACTGCTGTTGCAATTTCATCTTTACCAAACCAAGAATTTTTTTCAAACCACTCTTGAGCTAAAGGATCAGGTTGAACTTGTTGTTGCCGTGATTGAGGTTCAGTCTGATAAGTAGCTTCTTCTTTAGCTTCTTGAGTACGATCAACATCCTCTTGTTGTTGTAGATGCTCAACTTGAGCTTTACGGGCTTGAATAATTTTAAGATCAGTTTTAGCATCAGTTAAAATATTTTGTGATTCTAGTAACTTATCTTTTTCTCCGTCATCATAAGCCTGTAAATAACTAGCCTCTGCCATCTTAATTCGTTCATTTAGTTCATTCTCACGAGAAGATAGTGAAGATATTTCATATGACTTAGTTGTTTGTTGGTTTTTAATTAATTCAGAACGAAGTTGTTTTAACTCCGCTTGCATCTGATCAATTTGACTTTCTCTTTCTTTTCGCTGTTGGACAAGTTGACGAATACGTTTTTCCGCACCTTTAGTTTGAATACCATCTAATTCAGATATATCTTCTTGAGGTTCTTCTTTAACTTCTTCAACTTCTTCTTCAACTACTTCATAAGTTGATTCATCTTCTTTTTCTTCTTGGATAGCTTTACTAGGAGCCTCTTCTTCTACTGGCTCATCTACTTCATATTCAACTTTTTCAACATTTCCTAATGCTTGTTTTGTAGGCTCAATTTCGCCCCAACCGCTTTCATCTTGTTCAGACATGATAACTCCAATCTTTTATTTTACGTAGATAGCGATTCTACGCTTACGCTGCATCGGCAGATAAATTATACATAATGTCCAATGTTTCTGGACTTTCTACATTCATAATAATTTGATCATCAAATACAAGAAGTAGTCGAATACCTTTGTAAATGAATTTATGACCAACATGCCTACCATAAGCTACATAATCTCCTACAGAACACCATGCTCCATTGGGGAATTTATTCTTATCTTGATAAGCACTTTCTCCTATAGCCAGTACTCGACCAACTGTAGTAAGATATTTTACATCTTCCGTAAATTGATCAGGAAGAAGAATGCCGCCTTTAGTTTCTTTACGTATTGAAACAGGTCTAATTAGAATGTGGTATCCTGGAAGTTGTGGTAGTGGATCAGGATCAGGAACACTATTTTCTGTAATCCAATCATCATTCTTTACGGCATTACCGTATTTAATATTCTGCATTATCTGGATCATCCTTTAAATATAAGTTTTCTAAATCTTCAATGATTGTCTCTAGTTTTATCAAACCAGCATGTACGCCTACTAGATAACGATACTCATCGTATGATGAACATGAGCCAGATGCAATAGTATTTTTTATATTTTCTACTTCTTTATTTAATTCATTTTTTATATAGTGAGAATCAATTAATGCGCTAGATTTCATTTCTTTTTCTTTTTCCAACTAATACGGGCTGGACCTTTCTTTTTACGAGATGCAGAAGTGCATTGAGCTTTTGTTGGGCGGCAAGCAGGGTAAGGTCTTTTAGATTTACCTTTAGCTGATTTTCTTCCACAAGGTTTACCTGTTTTACAATCAATCCAACCTTTACCTTTGTTTCGTGAAAACCACTTACGCAGTCCCTCACTTTTTCTTTTTTGCGCCACTCTTATTTCCCCAGTTCTTTGCACCTACTTTTCTACATCTTGTTAAAGCACCAGACGCATAAGCAGAAGGCCATTTAGTATAACGTGATTTTACTTTATGATAACACGCATCCCGTTTTTTAGCTTTCTTTTTAGCTGCCATTATTTTGATTTCTTCGTAGCTTTCGATGCACCAGCATCTCCACCAGAACGATGGTTTTCAGGGAACCATTTGTTACCAGACTTACCACCACCAAACTTCCACTCTTGTTGAATAGCCATGTTATTTTTTCCTTTTCTTTATCTTACGTATTTTCTTTTTACGCTTTGATCCTATCGTTACTTGTTTAGGAATACTTGATCTAGATATTGTCATAATTACTTTTCTAATTTTTCATTAATATGGTTTGTCCAATCATTAATGAAATCTCCAATAGTAGGATTTTCTTTATTTCTAGTAACTTTTAACATGTTATTTTTAATAGCTTGTTTTCTATTTTTATTTTTCATTTTACTAATAGGACGATCTTTAAATTTCATAATTTCATTATAACCACTTACACCTTGTTGATGCCCTAAATATAAATCAGCAATAGTAGGTTCTTGTCCTTCTGGTAATTTTAATCCTTTTCCAACTCTTTCAAGATGATGCGAAAGTAATTTATTTTGAACATCAGGGTTAAATAAATCTTCTTTTGTAATATTTTTATCATAATCTCTAGCTGTGTCTAAAGAAAATTGATATAATCCATAATGAGAACCTTTTCCTTTTTCAGAAACGGCATTAGGATTATTAGAAGATTCTATTAATCCAAATACTCTTCTAATTTTATCATCTCGACTTTCTTCTGTTTGAGGAGGTAAAGATGCTTCTTCTATTATAGGTTCTGTTTTTTGTGGAACAGACGTAACAAGTTCAGGTCTTTCTCTCCCTGTAGTTACAGGAAATCCTACATTCTTAATACTTGTGTCGGGAGGAGCAGTCATCATTTCTTTAATTACTTCTATAGATGGCATATCTGTAGAAGGCATACTCGTATCTATTTCAGGTGGACCAGTAGTATCTCTTTCAAACCCTGGATCATCTCCTTCTTCTCTCATCATTTGTTCTAAGAGTGCGCCAAACTTATCAACATCTATAGAACCACCTTCAGAAAACTTAGGAGTAAGATCAACAGTTTCTTTTAATTTTGCTACACTTGTTCCTGTTTCCTTCATAAGAACTTTCATTACTTCAACAAGAAACTTATCGTCACGCTCCATTCTATCTTCTTTACGATCTTGTTGTTTATTCATATTCTCTGATCGTATCTTAGCAACTTTTTCAGCAGAGGAAACGGCAAGCTCATCTCTATTCAAATCAAGTTTTTCTTCTTCAAGAGCAATCTTAGAAGCAGATTGAAGTGCATTAAGTTTAACTTTTTCTTTTTCAAGTTCAAGTTGTTGTCTTTGTAGTTCCATAGACATACGTTCTATATCTTCTACAGAACCCATCTCTGCCATACGTTGATTGTTCTCAAGTATTTCTTGAGCCGCTCCTTGTGTAATAACAGAAATAGCTGACTCATCAGTTGCTCCTGCTTCTTGTACACCAGCTTCAAGCATTCCTGCCATCTCTTCTTCATACTGCATAATCATATGCTCACGTATATTAGCCTGTAGGACAGGCACTACTTGTTGCATAAGAGGAGTTTGTCCAAGGGTAGGATCAGCAATAAAAGACTGTTTAACAGTAATATGAGCTTTATGATCTTGACCTGGAAATGCTTTAATAGGCATCCCTTGCACTGCTTGACGTATATCCGATACAGGATCAAGAGGTTGTGCCTGTGGAGGATCAGGAGTAAGAAAACGATTAGGCTCTGCTACATTAAGAGCATCAAGAATAGTTCTGTTAACTTCCTTCATATTGTACATTCCTGGTGGGGATTGCGCTGCTAGTTGCATAACAGTCTGTGCCATTGCAATACGGTGAGCAGAAGAAGGAACATTAGGATCAGATACAGGAACAATATCAACTCGTCCATCAAAGTCTGACTTGAATATCTGTCCTGTAATCATAGGAATATCGTAAGGATATTCATTTGGAAGGAAGTCATAGTTAATACGTGCTAGTATTTGAAACTCATCACGTTGACTATGGTGAAGTCTTTTATGAATAGCACTAAAGAACTTTGTTGAAGCCTCAAGCAATGCTAGTGTCGTTCCTACAGGACCAGCATTAGTTGAGTCAGCAACGACTTGTTCTGTTGTGTCTGCAAACTTTTGTCCTGTAGACGCAACAAAGTTAAGCATCTGCATAAGAGTATTAGAAGGTTCCTTATAAGGCAAAGGAATAATAGCTTTACCTAAGTCTACCCCTGTAGCTTCTACTTCTCTAAATTCCCCTGGAGCTATAGGATCATTTGCTCCTACAACTCGTACACCACGCGCTTTGAAACCTCCTGGTAGGTTAGCAAATTGACCAGCATCAATAAGATTACGCATTGCTGCCGTGGCACTGGCTGTAAGGTTCCCAAGAAAATGGATGTAGCCTAAACCGTAAAACCCAAAACCAGGGACAAACTTATAATGAGTGAACCAACAAAGTTTTTCTTTCCTCGCATCATCTTCCCTCCAATTTCTACGAATTGATAAAACTGTTCTTGAATCTAAATTAATAGTCACGATATAAGGAAGTGCTACAACAATTTCATCTTCATCATCTTCTGATTCAATTTCTAAATAACAATGATGTTCAAGTAATGTATATTGAGGATCAGATGAATAATCAGGGTCCATCCCTAAGATATTATCCATCTTCATTCTTAGACTAGTAGGGTTTACTTCTGTTGGTTCTGGAAGTTTGTCATCTGTGTAATCTGGTAATCCATAAAATCCATTAACAATATCTCGTTTAAGATCATTTGGAGAACGATAGATAACGTGGGTATACCTATCTGCTTTACGTAGATCAGATGCATTATTAGAAACAACAAATTGATCTATTGTAACAAACTCAGATACAGGGCGTTCTAACGCAGGATCATAATATACTTTTTTAAATGCTGAACCAAAGACAGGAAGATGAAACAACATTCTTTCTAGTTCATCAAAGTATTCAGGCATTTGATCCGTAAGTTGGTAGTTCATAAAGTTTTGAACACGGTTAGCTTGCTTTTCCTTTTCTGGTGTAGGATTACCAAACAACTGTGCTTTAACTGGTCCTTTCGCGGGGAATAGTTCTTGAATAGCTTTAGATTGGAACTTAACAGATGACTCAATAATAAGAGGATGCACAGCCGTACATGCACCTTCAAACGGTTCACTTGATTCTTGTAGTTTTAATCCTAATAGATCAAACCCACGTTCAAAGGTATCTTCCCAATCAGCACGACTTTCTTTATCTGCTTCATAGTCTTCAATAACTTTACTAGCTATATCAGTTAAATCATCTTCATCAAGTTCGTAGATAAGATTAGCATAATGATCATAAGGAGCTTCTTCCATCATATCTTCAACGATAAGTTCCCCATCCTCATCTTCAAGTTCAATCTCAAACTCAACAGCTTCTTCCATTGGATCAGCATTAAGATTTATAACATTGGCAAAAGGATTACGTTCTACAGCCATAAGATTAACATCTCCATCTTTTTCTAGCTTGCCTTAAACGACTGTTAGGATTCTTTGCCGCTTTTGGAAACTTCTTCATTTGTCCTGCACTTCTTGCACAATATGACTTTCTACGTTTAGCTGCCTTACTTCCTTTTTTAACTTTACCAGTTACAGCCGTTTTAAGTTTACTTCCAGGATTATCTCTACGATATTTAGCCACACCTTTCTTTGTCATCCCCGCCCCTTTTTTAGTAGGGCGTTTATGTCCACCTCCGATAGTGTGTCCCTTCATTGAACCTTTCTTTGCCATATTACTTTCCCTGTCCACGATACCTTTTATAATCTTTATGTTTATTAAGAGAAGAAGACTTTCTCATAGAATGGTTTGATCCTAGTGAAGTCTTCTTCTTTTTTGTTTGAGAAAAGTTTTTTAGTCCTATATATGCTTTTGACATTACTTTTTCTTTTTAGCCATACCACCACCGCGCATCATTTTTTTCTTAGCTGTGCCACCACCACGCATCATTTTCTTTTTAGCCATACCACCACCACGCATCATTTTCTTTTTACGATTCATTGCCATTTTGTAAGTTCCTTCTTTCTATAATTAAACTTTGATAAATATCTTTAGGGAAATTATTATAATACCCTGCTTTTTCTAGATCATCAGATGCTTTATTAACTTCTGATAATTTTTGGATGAATACCATTACGTATTCCCGTTCTTCTATTTCATTCCATTCTTTATTTAAAAATTCTAACCCTGCATCTTCAGCGTTAAAGTTAGGATGAAATCCCATTAAGTATATATCTTTATTTAAAATAGATAGAGTTTCATTATATCCTTCTAGGTATCCTTCAAAGTATCCATTATCTTCAGGATACTCATATGAAGTCCAAAATACTATTTGATAGTTCTTGTATATACCATTAACAAACTCTTCTACGCAATCCTTTAATGTTTCAAATTTATCATTAATACAAAACTTATATGTTTTATTTTTCCAAACTTGTTTAGCATAAGGACAAACAGGGAGATTGTTTAAATGCTTTGAAGGTATCTCCAAGACTTCTTTAGACCAACTTCTAACATCACGTTCTATAGAATGCATTTTAGATATTTGTTTTTTTGGTGATGTCCCTATTAAGATTACGGTTTCCTCTAACAGCTATGCCACAACCTATTGCACCACCACCTTTAGCAAAACGCATCTTATTTTTCTTACGTCTTTTTGGAATTAAACCACCTTCACTGTTTTCTGACATTGGATCACCAAAAGCTAGTTCAGGTCTTGTATCATATTTTAATTCTATGGCTCTAGATAAATCACCTAGAAATGATCCTGGCTTTCCATAATATCTATACCGTTCTTCTCCCCTGATATCTCCAGCAGATTCATCCATATCTTCCGCTTGATCTACTTTGTAACCTAAACTTTTTGCCATATCTTTTTGAGCAGCACTAAAGTCAAAATCAAGAGGAGTTGCTTTCAATGCCTCAACAAAACCAGCTTCTTCAAAGATAGGAGGACGAGCATATGGATCAAGGTTTTCAGGAAAGGTATCACTAGCTGTCATAGTATCTCGGCGTTGTTCTCTTTTTAATATTGATAAAAGTCCTGGGTCTTTATCAGGAGCTTCCTTTCCTCCAAGTATTGCAGTTGGTGGTTTATTTAATCTTTTACGAGCTTCAACTATATTTAACTTAGATTGTTTAGGTACATCTTCTCTAGGAGTATTTTGCATATCTGGAAGTTCTTGGTCCATTGCAATTTTAGCAGCACGTTCTTTTGCTCTTTGTTTTATTCTATCTTCTTTTGAGAGATACCTTTCAAAAAGATCATTCGGGTCCATAGTCTGATCATCAGGATTAACTCCTGCTGCCCTAAGTAGTTGGTCTTCTAAAGAAATTTCTTTATCATCTTCACTAAACATAGAACGGAGTTGACGTATAAACTCATCAAGTCCTCTATCTTCTTTACGAAATTTTACACCACTATCATCAAAATCTTTTCTACTTCCTCGCATAATCTTTACTCCTCAAAGTCCTGTACATATTGAGTTTGATCTTTTTTTACAGGTTCACATGTACAAGTCTCAGGATCACATGTACATCCTGGTTTACCACAACGAACACACACACCTAAATTTTCTTTGGTTTGGTATTCTTTGTTTAATGCCATTAACTTTTACTCCGTGCTGCGCCAAAACCAGATACTTGACGAGCTACGATACCACCTTCAGAGAAATCTTCAGTGTCTCCCATAGCCATGTTTGCACCTTTAAAATCATCATCACGTAGCATTTTAAAATCTTCTTTGGTAATCGCACCATCTTTATTAGCGTCAATCTTTTTTTGTTTACCTTTAAGAGCCATAATTAAATATCCTTGTTGCTATAGTTAGCTTTACCAAATCCACGTAGAGCTACTCCTCCACCTCGCATACCTTTTGTTTTCTTTTTATTTCTGTCTTTAATTCGTTCTACTTTTTCACCAGTAGACCTTCCCCACAACTCCGAATATTCTGGTTCCATTTCTGTAGACTTGGGTAAAGAACCAGGAACTACTCCACGCAAGAAATCATCTATTGCACGACCAGTGGGACTTGTTTTATTCTTAGCCCTATTTTTTCTAGCTTTTGCATGACGGTCAAGACTCTTCTTAGCGTCTATATCTACTTTTTCAGGAAGATACTCTTGACGTTTACCTTTAACACCTTCTCGTTGTCGGGCTTTAGCCGCATCCAACTTCTTTTTTATTTTAGACCCTTTACGTTCGTCTTCAATAGTTTTCCTAGTTACTGTCATAATTAAAAACTCCAATATCCTACACGTTTTGGTTCAGGCTCATCACTAAAATCATTAATAAGATATGCATCCAATGGATGATCAACCTTCCAAGACTCCTTCAAATAAAGAATAGCCATTACCATCGCATCCACTTGGTCATCATGTGCTGCGTTTGGAAAGGACGTTGCTTCATCTATTAAATCCTTTGCGAAAGGTTTATTTGGTACATAAACCCTACCTGACTCTAGAATAGGAGTAGAAGCATTAACACGAGCTACTTTATCTCTGTCTGGGTTATATTCAAGAACAGGTAATCCAGCCCTTCTCATATCTTGAATAAGAGATTGACCAGATGCTTTTTTCTCAATTATAACAACGTCAGGCTCATATCTATCATACATCTCTTGTGCCGTCATACGCAACTCTGGATATTCTAATCTATCTTTTTTATTTGAAAGTAAAATTAGATTTGGCGTGAGATGTTCTCGACCCATACTATCTACTTGGATGTTTTCAAATATCCCCCAGGTTTGTATCACAGAATAATCGGCAGTTGTTCTGGTTGAAAAAGCTGTGTCATACGTTTGTATAATGAAGTCACAGTCAGGTGGTTCTTCCAGACTATGCCACATCTTAAACCAATCCTTTTTAATTATGCCACCTTCATCTGGTGTTGGGTCTTGCATATAAAGGGATTGCCAATACTTACTTCCGTTCTGTGATTTAATTTCTAATTCATCTTTCTTCAACAGAAAATCTGGTTTCCATTCAGGAAAGTAAGAAGAACCTACAGGAAGGTCTAGTAGTTCTGCTGATTCCTCATCCAGCCATGCTGGTATTTTTATTACTTCCCATTCATCAATATCTATTTGATCTTCTTGTTCTGAGAATATAGTTTCCTTCTGTCTTTGCTTTTGTGTTTCCAGAAGCCAGCCGCAGATATCATCTTCATGGTATCTCGTGTTAATGATCACGACACTACCATTCGGCATTAAACGTGTCCGTAGACCAGCCGGATACCACTCCTTGATATATCTACGACCAGCTTCTGAAAAGGCATCTTCCTCTGACATAACATCATCAAGGAGAGCTACGTGTGCGCCTCGTCCAGCAATCTGACTTCTAACACCAGCAGCTATATAAACACCGTTCTGGTTTGTCTGCCATTTCCCTGCTGCACGTACATCAGATCGTAGAGTAGTATGGGGAAAGATTTCTTTGTATAGTTCATGGTTTACAATGTCACGAACCGCTCTACCAAAGTCTGCCGCTAGTTGGTCAGAGTGAGAGACTGAGAGTATTTCGTGATTAGAATGGTTCCCCATATACCAAGCAGGAAACAGTTTAGAGCAAATAACGGATTTAGTAGAACGGGGAGGGAGAAAGACCATAAGTCTTTTAATCTCTCCCTCTTGTACCTTTTGAAGTTTATTAGCAAGTAATGCAATGTGTCTTCCTAACTTAAAGTCAGCTACAAGAGAAGGGGCAAGCAGCTTAACAAAACAAAGAAAGTCAGACTTAGCTTTAATAATAGCTTGTTCAAATAATTTATCCCTTAATTCACTGTAGCTAGATTTCATGGCTACCTCTAGGTTTACATGTATATAGAACTAGCTTCCAATCTCCCTGTTTATCTTTTGGAAAATCTTCATGCCATTGTTTTGTTTTTATACACATCTCTTCTGTTTTAAAAGAAGACACCTCTTGACTAACGCAAGACATAGCGTTATAGCATACTGCTAATATAAGAACCCATTCAATCATAACATCTTATGAAGATTCATCTTTAGACCCTCCAAGATAGTTAGGTGCTTTATTTTTTCCCACCTTCAACCACTTTAAGTCCAACAATGTCTGCAAGGTCTTCAATATCTTTTTGAATTTTCTCTTCGCTATCCGTATCTGCGAAATGAGCCATTTTAATTTTTTGTTCAGACTTGTCAACAAACATTCCCAAGTGTCTTGCAATCGTTTCCATACTGCGATTGGCGTTGGTGTAATCTTCGTTACCCATAGCTTGGTCATATACTGCTGCAACTTTATCCAATACTTTTTCAGCATTCCAACTCATCCTCCTCATTGCCTCCTCTTTAAGATTTTCTATTCGTCTTTTGATTTTCTTATTATTGTAGAAAAGGTTCTTAGCCATTTGCATAGTTGCTTTATTGTTCTTCCCAGGAGCGTAACCAGCAGATATGTAAGCATGAAATAAATCTCCAGTAGCTACACATTCCATAGCAAATTTTTCTTGTTTAGCTGTCATGCCACCAACTACAGCCGATCTACGTAAAAAGTTATTTGGTGGTTTATTTGTATCTTCTAACATTGACGGAACTCTCTTAGCAAAATCTTCTGGTTCATCTGACTTCTCATATTTACGATATCTCTTTGTTCTTCGATTATATTCTTTCCTCATTTGATGTAGGTCTGCACCAGCAGATGGTTTCTTTCTTTGACTAGCAGTAACCCTAATCAATTCCTTTAGGTCTTCTGTTTCCATCTCACAATACATGAGTTGGGCATCCCTATCCAAGCTCTTATCATATTCTTGATGAGTGATAGGTTTATCGTAAACTTTTTTTTCCATAGCTAACCTATTGACTTCTCTTCTATCTTAGCATATAATTATTACTGGATGCCAAGGAAATGGGTCCAAACTTAATCTTTGCTAAACATAAAGGGAGATTTAAAAGATGGCTACGCTACTACGACACCCACTTGATTATGTAGATACTGATCTACGTAATACAACTAACCTCATTGATTATATGAGCAACCTGTTCTTTAATTATAAAGATCAATCTACTCAATTTGCAACTATGCCTGTTAAGACCCTTACGAACTTACCGTTTAATGGTGTAAACAGTGACATTGTTCATTACGGTGGAGACTATCTTATAACTGAATCAAATGATGAAGATAAAGATTATATCATCCACTTTGCTCTACCAGGACATAACAAAGATACTTGTGACGTTATTAAATCAGATAAGTATATTATTGTTAAGTCTAAGAAGAAGGATGACTCAACGTATAGTTTCTATAAGCGGATACCTCTTATTAAAACTACCTATGAAGTACAGACTGTAATCTTCAAAGATGGTATTCTTAGCATTGCTATTAAAGATTCAAAGCAAGAAAACAAAGAAGAGATGCTAGAGATTATCCAACAGTAAACTTAAATTTATCTATTTCATCTTTGAAAGAGTTAGCTACTAGGTCGATAAGTTCATTATCTTGATCATAGTAGTTAGCTCTTTTGTTTTGTAACTCCCTTTTTGTTGGTACACCCCTAAAGCTAGGAAGTGTTGTTTGTGTAACTTTGAATAGCTTATTCAGCAAAGGAGTAGAATCTTCAAAGCAGAATACATCCTCTACTTCAGATAACCAGATCATTTGAGAAGTTAGTCTAGGTCCACAGAAGGGAGAGGAATGAAGATAATCATAATCTTTATCTTCTAACATCCACTTCTTAAATCCTCTACTCTTCAATCTATGTTGTTCCTTTACCGCATCCTTTACTTCTCGTATTCCTCTACACCAAGCTACACGGTCTGATGGTCCTTCTGTAAAGAACTCATACATCTCTATCATGTAATCAAAAGGATTACGAACTATTCCAAAAGTATAGTTCTTATCCCATTCCTCTTTACCAATAGCATACTTAATATCTAATGAATAACAGAAATGATTAGGAAGTATATTCTTTGTTTCGTTATATTGATTTACTTCTATATTCTCTCCACCTAAAATATAGTACCTAATATTCTGAGGAATAGCAGAAATAATTAGTGGCGTATAAACAAAAATAAAGTTGTGCTTTGGATTATGAAAAAACATTTACTTACCTTTACATACCTGGATATCGTTTTCAACCATATCGAATACCAAGTCTTTAAACTTATGTTCTGGTTCCCATTGCAATTCTCTTTGAATAAGAGAACTATCACCTAGTAGATATTCAACATCAGAAGGACGATAGAACTTAGGATCAATCTCTATAAGAACTTCACTATTCCCGCCCATAGCTTTCTCATCTAATCCTTCTCCTCTCCATTCTAGTTTAATACCAATTTTCTCAAATGCTAGATTACAAAAATCCTTTACACTATGAACCTCACCTGTGGCTACCACATAATCTTTAGGATGAGGAGCAGTTAACATCATATGCATAGCTTTGATATAATCACGAGCATCCCCCCAATCTCGTTTAGCATATATGTTTCCTAAACGGATAGGGGCATGGTTCTTTGCCGTAGCATACTCTGCTACACCCATTGTTATCTTTCTTGTTACAAAATCAATTCCCCTACGTGGTGATTCGTGATTAAACAGAATACCATTAACAGCGTGGATACCATGTACCTCTCTGTAGTGTTTAACGGTCTGAAAGGCAGAATGTTTAGCAATAGCGTAGGGAGAGGTAGGCTTAAACTCTGATGCCTCTGAGAGCGTTGTTTCTGAGGCTGTAGCGGCATTGCCATATAGTTCGGAGGTAGAGGCTTGGTAGAACTTAAAGTTGCCCCTGAAGGTTTCCTTGAGGACTTGGAGAAGGGTAATAACACCAACAGCATTTATCTCATGGGTTAGCGAGGGTATCTTAAAACTTTCTCCTACGTGGCTTTGTGCAGCTAGATTGTAAACTTCTACTTTGTTTCCTAGTGTGTGCATGTAGGAAACAGTAGCCTCTTTAACGTAGCTAACAAAACTTCTTATAGAGCCGCTGTCCAGGAAATCCATTGAAGAAATAGTAAGATTAGGATGATTGATTATATTCTTAATATTAGGATTATGTACAAGAGGATAGGATATCTTACGTATTCCTGCGAATACTTTATAATCATTCTCTAGTAAATACTCTGTAAGATAGGAACCGTCTTGTCCCGTCATACCTGTAACAATAGCTATTTTTTGCATATTTTAAATACTCCTATGGGTACCCTAAAAATAAACTAAAGGGGGTGGTTTTACAAGACCCAAAATTTTGAAATTTATGTCTGTATATATACGACCTATACAGGTCTAAAAAAAATTGCCCCTCCCCCCTCCTGGCGAAAAGAACAAAACGTGAACATTCTAGACCAGAGAAAGCCCCGCTGTTAGGCGAGGCAATCCCTAGAAAGTCTAGTTAAATTATCCTTTCATTAATTCCGCGATTTGTTCCTTGGTGTATACCTTCACCGTCTTGCCGCTGGTACGTTTGCCGTGCTTCTTGGCATATGCGGCGCGACCTTTCGCAGTTGGCACGGTAATCTTCCCACGGCTCACTGTAAATTCGGAAACCGTCTTGCCGTTTATCATCTCGCCTTTGATGCTATACGGCAACTGCCAGTAATGACCGTTTGTCTCTGGGTTCCTTTCACTGACACTAGGTGCCAATTCGCTTACTGGAACTTGGAAGGTAAATGTCACCATGCCGCTTGTGTTGGCTACTGGTGAAATCGTCTTAGTTGTCTTGCGAGGCATAATATTTTCCTTTCGCTTCGCGTTAATGTTGGGCGGCTCCTCCGCTCAACTGATTATCAAAATATAGATATCTGCGAGATTGTCACTTGCTATTTTTGCATACCTGCTATGCACTCAATGCATACCTTATACATATTAAATTATATGGATTTTCGCGTATATATATACGATTTACCGACATGCTTGCGGCAGGGCGGCAATAGTTTTTATATATGTTGTATGATTAACCGACGAGAACATTAGTAGAACTCTACGATTCACCGACAAGAACATTAGGGGAACAAACCGTGAACAAAACATGAACACTCGTTGGAACAAAACGTGAACGGGCAGAACATTCCGGGAACATTTCGAGAACATTACTTAGTAATACAGTATATATCGTATAAGTTATTGTAATTATTACATAAGTTATACCGATAAAAGGAGAAAATATCTCTTTTTGTTTTTATTATGCTGGTATTTCCCTATAACTACTACATTACAAATACAATTTATATAAGTACTTCAATAGTACTAACTGTTAATAAGTATTCACATAACAATAGTATTATAGTTATATCCCAAACTATTTATCCGTATAACCTATTGAAGTTATTAAGTTAATTATAGAAACAAATGAGTAATGGAGAAGGGATAGGGTATATAATATTATTTATTATTATTGTTATTATCATTATTATTACCTATTACTAGGCCGTTTCGATGCCCAAATCGTAGGCTGGAACGATTCCAGACAACGCCGCAAG